ACTTTCATAGATGATTCAGGTACTCCTTTAAAAGCTATAGGTGTCACAGTTTCTGGCACTTCTCTTGAGGTTGATGCCTCCGTAGCAACCATTGCTGCTGCTGCGTCAACACTTCCTATGAATGTTTATGACTCTAATGCTGATAGAATAGTTGTTGCTTGGGCAGATAGTGGAAATTCAAGTTACGGAACAGCTGCTGTTGTCACTACAGGTTTTGATACCCTCACTTCAAAAAACTACATTGGTATATCGAGAGGCGCGGCTTTTCAGACAGGATCGGGCGATGCTGTAGGGTCAGAGACTCAGTTTATAAATCAAATGGGAAATGAACTCTCCGCAGGTGTTTATGATCCAGATAGCAACAAGGTTATTCTTGCGTATTCTGATCAGGATGCAGGAGTTGATGGCACAGCGATTGTAGGAACTGTATCTGGAACTTCAATTAGTTTTGGAACTCCTGCTGTCTATGATACAGCCGAAACTACTCATATTGGAATTACATACGATACTACAAATAACAAAGTAGTTATTGTCTATAGAGATGGAGCAAGTAACAATAACTATGGAAACGCAATAGTTGGTACAGTTAGCGGGACTAATATAAGTTTTGGAACTGCTGCTGTTTATAATGCAGCAACTTCTCAGTATAACGCAGCAGCATTTGATACAAACACAGGTAAAGTAGTTATTGCCTACAAAGATGCAGATGCCAGTGTACAATCAAGAGTAGGTACAGTTAGTGGTACGGATATTAGTTTTGGTACGGAAGTTCAAGTAGTCAGCAGTGGTACATATGTACAAGCAGTTTTTGATAGCAATAGTAATAAAGTTGTAGTTCTTTGTAGAGATAGTAGCAATTCTAATTACGGCACTGCAAGAGTAGGTACAGTTAGTGGTACGAATATTAGTTATGGCACTGCCGTTGTTTTTGCTAGTTCTATTACAGAAGATATTCATGCAGGATTTGATAGCACAAACAATAAAATTGTAATTAGTTACAAAGATGGTGGAGATAGTGACAAAGGTAAAGTTGTCGTAGGTACAGTTAGTGGTACATCTATCTCTTTTGGTAGTGCTGTTACATTCCATGACGCAAGTACAGGTCCGAGTGGAGTTGTGCACAATAGTAATTCGGGCAAAGTATTTTTATTTTATAAAAACTCTAGTGGAATAGGTAAGGTTGTCTCAGGAACAGTTTCAGGAACAGCAGTGGGCAGTTTAAGTAGTGAATTTACATACCATAATGCATCTACAAATGTCCCATTTATGGTATATGACGTTGCATCTACTAATATAGTCGTTGCATACAGAGATGGTGGGGATAGTAATAAGGGTAAAGCGGTTGTTTTTAAACCAGATAATATTGCAACTACCAGAGGTGAGGTAGCCAGTGGTCAAGCTGCATCAGTAGACATCATAGGTTCTGTATCAGATAATCAAATCGGTCTTACCGCAGGACAACAATACTTTGTACAAGCAGATGGAACGATTAGTGAAACAGCAGGTAGCTCAAGTGTATTGGCAGGGACTGCTATATCTGCAACCGAACTCGTAGTTAAAACATAAACCTTATAAATACTGTTAACAGTGTTTAATAGGATACAGACATGGCGAACCCAAGCACACGACAAGGACTGATTGATTACTGCCTCAGAGAGCTAGGTGATCCGGTCATTGAAATCAACGTAGATCCAGATCAGCTTGAAGATCGAGTAGATGAAGCTTTGCAGTACTATCAAGAGTTTCATTCAGACGCGACTCTTCGTACGTTCTTAAAACATCAGATCACCGCTACTGATGTAACAAACGAATACATCTCAATTTCATCTAATATCATTTTTGTTTCAAAGTTATTTCCTATTGCGTCAGGTTCTCTAACAAAAGATTTCTTTGATATTAAATACCAGTTGCATTTAAATGATATTGCTAACATGCATTCATATATGGGCGACCTGGCTTATTACGAACAGATGCAGCAGTACCTATCATTAATTGATATGAAGCTCAATGGACATCCTCTTGTCCAGTTTTCAAGACATCAGAACAAACTTTATATTCATGGTGAAAAAGAAACAAAAGATTTAGTAGAAGGTGATTATCTTGTTGCAGAAGTATTTGAAATTGTAGAACCTACAACACATACTTCAGTATTTAATGATATGTGGTTAAAGCAATACACAACAGCGTTAATTAAAAGACAATGGGGTGCTAACTTAATTAAGTTCGAAGGCATGCAGCTTCCGGGTGGTGTAACAATAAACGGACGTCAGATCTTCGAAGATGCGATGGCAGAAATAGAAAGACTAAGAGAAGTAATTAGGCTCGAGCATGAAATGCCAGCTGACTTCTTTGTGGGGTAATTCATGGCCACGAATCTTTACTTTACTCAAGGTGCAAAAGGCGAACAGGATCTTTACGAAGATATAGTGATAGAGTCACTAAAGATGTTCGGCCAAGACATTTATTACTTACCTCGTGATATAGTTAACGAGGATAGAATACTTGGTGAAGATGTTCCTTCAAGATTTAATTCAGCGTATAAAGTTGAGATGTACATCGAAAACATAGAAGGATTCGATGGAGAAGGTGACTTATTTACAAAGTTTGGTGTTGAGATTAGAGACCAAGCAACCTTTGTTATTTCAAAACGCAGGTGGAATCATACTGTAAAAAGACTTGATAACGAGATTCAAGCTGTAAGACCGCATGAAGGTGACTTACTTTATGTACCATTCTCTAAAAAAATCTTTGAAATCATGTTTGTTGAGCATGAACAGCCGTTCTATCAATTAAAAAATCTACCAACTTTTAAACTACGTTGTGAACTATTTGATTACAACGACGAAGACTTTGATACAAGTGTTGTTGATATTGATCAAGTCGAGAAAAAAGGTTACACCGCAAATCTTACACTTGCAGATTCAGCCGACACTGGATTTATAATTGGTAATACACTTACCCAAACATTATCTACTGGTGTAATTATTTCTGGTGAGATTGTAGATTACAATGATTCAAGCAATGTTCTTTCGGTTGCGAATGTTGGAGCAGACGATGGTAACTTCCACTTGTTCACAGCAGCTGGTATCGTTAAATCCGAAGATTCTGCTGAACAAACTTTGACTCGTACTATTTCTGCTATTAACGAAACAATTGCGCAAGTCAACGCACAAAACGATTTCTTTGAAACACTAACTGACTTCCTTGACTTCAGTGAATCTAACCCGTTTGGAGATCCTAGCTAATGTTTGGAGTACATTTTTATCATCAAAGAATGCGGAAAAGCGTTGCGCTTTTTGGACGTATGTTTAATGATCTATACATTTTAAGAAAGAACTCAACTGGAGCTACAATTTCTCAAGTAAAAGTTCCTTTAGCATATGCACCTAAGCAAAAGTTTCTTGAAAGAATTAGATCATTCCCTAATTTAGAAACTGATCAAAGTGTGGCAGTAAAGTTGCCTCGTATGTCATTTGAAATATTAGGTATTTCATACGACACTGCACGTCAGTTACCAAAGATAAACAACTACATTAATAATGGTACTACTATTAATACACGTAATAGAATTTATAGTTACGTACCTTATAATCTTAGTTTTCAGTTAAACATATTCACTAAGAATCAAGATGACGCTCTACAAATAGTAGAACAGATTCTTCCAAGATTTAATCCTACATACACTTTAACAGTAAAACCGTTGAGTAGCATACCGGATATTAAAGAAGATGTTCCGATCACAATTGCAGGCGTAACATTTACAGACGACTTTGAAGGTCCGATGGAACAAAGACGTACGATCATATATACAATTGATTTTGAAATGAAAGCGAACTTTTACGGACCAATTGCTGAGGCTGGTATCGTTAGAACTTCAATAAATAACTTCTTTCAGATCGGCAGTGGAATGCTTGATTCTGATGAGTTACTTGAAACTCTTACAGTAAGACCTAATCCTTTGACCGTAAGTCCTGATTCTGATTTTGGATTCAGTGAAACATTAACACAATCGGTGGATAGCGCGTGATGAATGATTCTGATAATGCAGAAAATGATTTTGAATATGCTCGTCAAATGTACCATGATCTTTTAGTAAAAGGATCGGCCGCGTTGGATGATATGATGGACGTGGCACGTAACACTGAACATCCTCGAGCTTTTGAAGTTCTAGCTACCACGATGAAAACTGTAGCTGACATCAATGGTAACCTTATGGATATGCACAAGAAAAAGAAAGCATATAAACATAAGGATGATCTAAAAGGTTTGCCTAACGGAACGACGAATAACTTGTTTGTAGGTTCTACTACCGATTTACAAAGAATGCTTTTGAAAGAAACTGATACTGATAATGTAATTGACATTAAAGACTATAAAGATGAATGAAACATATCTTGGGAATGTTAATGTAAAAAGAGATGGTGTAGTTACAGAATGGACAAAGGAAGACGTCCAGGAATACGCCAAATGCATGAACGATCCAGCTTACTTTGCCACAAACTACGCTAAGATTATTTCTCTTGACAAGGGTCTAGTTCCTTTTGACCTGTATCCTTATCAGAAAAAAATGTTTGATTCTTTTAATAACAATAGATTCAGCATTGTTTTAGCCTGTAGACAATCTGGTAAATCAATTAGTTCTGTTGCTTACTTGCTTTGGTTTGCAATATTCCATCCAGAAAAAACAATTGCAGTACTTGCTAACAAAGGCGCAACGGCGCGTGAGATGCTGGCAAGAGTCACTCTTATGCTCGAGAATCTTCCTTTCTTTCTACAGCCTGGTTGTAAAGCATTAAACAAAGGATCGATAGAGTTTTCGAATAACTCAAGAATAATAGCAGCTGCAACGAGTGGTTCTTCTATTCGTGGTATGTCTGTGAACTTACTGTACCTTGACGAGTTTGCATTCGTGGAAAGAGCAGCTGAGTTCTACACCTCGACCTATCCAGTTGTATCATCTGGTAAGGACACGAAGGTTATTATAACGTCGACTGCTAATGGTATAGGTAACACGTTTTATAAGATATGGGAAGGTGCAGTACAAAAGACAAACGAGTACTTCCCTTTTAGAGTTGATTGGTGGGATGTTCCTGGAAGAGATACCACATGGAAGAAGCAAACAATTGCTAACACTTCTCAGATGCAGTTTGATCAGGAGTTTGGAAATACGTTCTTTGGAACAGGTGACACTTTAGTCGGTGCAGATACTTTATTAGAACTAAAAGCAAAAGAACCATTAAGAAGAATAGAAAACAATTCTGTTCTTATCTATGAAGAACCCATTAAGAATCATGATTATATCATGACTGTAGATGTAAGTAGAGGAAGAGGACAGGATTATTCTACTTTTAATGTGATCGATATTAGCACTCGCCCGTTTGCACAGGTTGCTGTATATCGCAATAATATTATCTCTCCATTACTCTTCCCTAATATTATCTATAAATATGCAAAAGTCTACAATGAAGCATACGTAGTAATTGAATCAAATGATCAAGGTGGTGTAGTAACTAATGGTTTGTATCACGAATTAGAATATGAAAACATGCATGTTGAGTCTGCGATAAAGGCAAATGCTCTTGGTATTGAAATGACTCGAAAAGTTAAAAGACTTGGGTGTTCCGCTATAAAAGATATTATTGAAAACGATAAGCTCAAGATCGTAGATGAAAACACTATCTTAGAAATATCCACGTTTGTATCCAAAGGCCAGTCGTATCAAGCATCAGAAGGTAACCATGATGACTTGATGATGAACCTAGTGATGTTTGGTTACTTTGCTACAAGTAACTACTTTGGTGATATGACAAACATTAATCTTAAAGAAATGATGTTTCAGCAAAGAATCAAAGAGATCGAAGAAGACGTGTTACCGTTTGGATTCGTAGATGATGGATCCGAATACATTGCTCAACAGGAACGAGAAGAACATCCATGGGCCATAACATTTGAAGAACAATGGTAGAAATCTTCATTTTGAAATTATTATAAATACTATCAAGTGAAGATTCTTATTATGTTTTGCTTATAATTAGAACACTGGAAAAGGAAAAACAGTCATGGCACTATTTACTCCCTCAGAGTCTCCAGCAATTGTAGTCAAGGAAGTAGATCTTACGGGCGTTGTGCCTAATGTACAGTCTACTACTGGCGCATTTGTCGGGAACTTTCGTTGGGGTCCGGTTGAACAAGCTACCCTCATCGATGGTGAGGCGACTCTTGCTGAGACTTTTGGATCTCCTGACGACAATGAAGGAAGAGCAGTCGATTTCCTATCGGCAGCGTATTTCTTACGATACTCAAATTCTATGCAAACTGTTCGAGCAATCGACGGTTCTGCAGTCAACGCGACTGACGTAGCACAATCAAGTCAGCCCGTTGTAAAAAATCTCGATAATTGGAACGCACAATTAGCGGCCCGAGACAGCGACGACAATATTTTTGTCGCAAAATGGCCAGGAGCTCTTGGTAATTCATTATCAGTTTCTGTCTGTCCACAATCTGCTGCTGACTCAGCATTTACTAACTGGATCTATAAGGGTAGCTTTGATGCTGCACCTGGTACATCTACTTACGCTACTGGAGTCGGTGCAACAAACGATGAGATGCATGTTGCAGTTGTCGATGAAGACGGATTATTCTCAGGAACTCGCGGTTCAATCCTCGAAACATTCCCATTTATTTCAAAAGCTTCAAACGCAAAATCACCTGATGGTACATCTAACTACGCAGTAGAAACGATTAACGGAAAATCAGAATATGTATGGATGGCAGGCTTCGGCGCTGGCGGCACATTTGATAGTGACGCTGGTTCAGCTGCTGTTAGTGGTAAAGATTACAGCTCTACATTCAGAGACATAAGAACTTCTTCTCTTGCAAGCGGTGTAGATGCTGGTACTTTATCAGCTGGCAACATAGCTACTGGATTCGATCTTCTTGAAGACAAAGACACTATCACAGTAGACTTCTTGATTGCACCAGGCATGAGCGCTAGATCAGATCAAACAACGGTTGTAAACGATCTAGTTGCAATAGCCGGAACTACTCGTAAAGACGCAGTAGTAGTTGCATCTCCTGCAAGAACAGATGTTGTAAACGTATCATCCCCTGCTACTCAAGTAACAAATGCGATAGCAACAGCAGATACATTTACAAATTCATCTTATCTAGTAGTTGATAACAACTATCTAAAAGTTTACGATAAGTATAACGATAAGTATCGCTTCATCCCAGCCTCGTCTTCTACTGCTGGTATCATGGCTGCAACAGACGCAAATGCTGCACCTTGGTTCTCACCGGCTGGTCCAAGACGTGGCCAATATCTAGGTATTACATCTTTGGCTTCTTCACCGAATAAGTCG